AGAATTAGGATTAAATTACAGCTCACTCGATGAATCTTCATTAGTTATTCTCGCCGCATCGTATGAGGAGTGGGTACAGTTAAAAGAAAAAACAATCCGAGCCGGAGGAATTGAACACGTTAGCGAAAAAGTAGCAAAGCGATTAACATCATTGGAAAAAACAATTCCAATGATAAGTAGAGATTTTGGCTTTACCCTTAGTAGCCGAAAAAGACTTGAGTTAGATTTTAATGATGATGAAAAATTGAAAGAGTTAGATAGATTTGATTTAAAACGTGGCTTCGATGGAAATAAATATGGGGACGATTGGGAATGATTTTGAATCTTCCTTATTATGAAAAAACATATATAAGACATAAAAAAGATTTAAAAGATGTCGAAACAGGAAAGCGCGATGATATTAAATTTGACATAAACATAGGCTATCGATATGTCGAGGAAATTCAGCAACTTTGTCACTTTGAGGGAGAACTTGCAGGGCAAAAAATAGTTTTAGAAAAATGGCAACGAAAAGCTATTGCAATTTGTTTCGGTTGGATGAGAAAAAGAACTGGAGCAGATGGAAAGCCACTTTTGCATAAAGGTAAAATACAGTGGGTGAGAAGATTTAGAACTGCTTTTTGGTTTGTGCCTAGAAAGAATGGGAAGTCTATCTTAGCATCGGGTGTCGCCCTCGCTGAATCTATACTAACAGTCGAAAAAGGAAATCAGATTGTTGCTTTCGCGACAAAAAGGGAACAAGCAAAAATCGTATGGAGCGGATGTGAGAAAATGGTTCAATACGATAGACAACTAGATAAGCAGACTAAAATAGCCTACAACACAATAAGAATGAACCCTACTAAAACAACGATTAAACCGCTTGGTCGCGATAGTAAAACAGAGGACGGGTTAAACGTTGGACTTGGAATAGGGGACGAGATCCACGCTCACCCTGATCGATCACTCATCGAGGTAGTGCAATCGTCTCAAGGGGCGAGGGTTCAGCCGATGATGTTCTATATCACGACTGCAGGGTTCAATCTTGCATCTCCAGGATACGATGAATATGAGTACGCAAAAAAGGTGATGGATGGTGTGATTGAGGATGATGGGTATTTTGCGTTTATCGCGGAGCTGGATAAAGATGATGATCCGTTCGATGAGTCAGTATGGTACAAAGCAAACCCGAATCTCGGAATATCAAAGACGTATGATCATATGCGGAATATGGCAAATAGTGCCAAAGAGCGACCGAGTGCGCTAAATAACTTTCTAGTAAAAGAGCTGAACCGATGGGTTAATGCAGTTGAGAACTTCATCCCATTTGCCAAATGGAAAGAGTGTGCCGCACCTGATACCGATGTGAGCGAAGCATATGGGATACTTTTGGGCGTTGACCTTAGCCGAACAGATGACTTTACCGCAAAAGCAAAGACGTATCTCCTACCAAATGGTAAAAAGCACATCAAAACGCACTTTTATATCCCTGCTGACACGGTAAAAGAGCGTGAAAGAGAGTTAAGAGCACCGCTTACAACGTGGATTTTACAAGGATTTATCACAGCAACACCCGGTAATACTATCGATTTGGACTACATCGAGCGCGATATTATCAATGATATTGAACAATATGGAGTCAATGAAATATGTTATGACCCCTATCGTGCGGCCACTTTGGTATCAAATATCGAAAAAAATACTGGTTTTGAGGGATGCGTGCAGATTCGGCAGGGTTTTTTAACTATATCTGAGCCTACGTCTAACTTCAAAGACGATATTAAAAAAGGAACGGTAACCCATGATGGAAATCCTGTAATGAACTGGATGGTATCTAATCTCACCGTCCTCACCGATGCGAGCGGAAACATAAAGCCCGATAAATCGCACCAAACACGTAAAATTGACGGATGTGCTGCCGTGATTAACACATATGCCCGATCCATTACGTTCGAGCCTCCAGTGGTGAGTGTGTATGAAGAGAGAGGTCTTAGAAGCTTATAGTCAAGAGGAATTAAAAAAACTTTTACACTAAAAATATTACGAATTAGTAATCTTTTTGAGGGGGTGATTTTTTTCGTGTTTAAATGGCGATATGGAAAAAGTCACAGTAATCATATTTGTTTATCTCTTATTGCTTATTCTCATTATGGGGTTTGCCTTTGGGATATATCTCGTATCAGGCTTAAGCGCATCAATAGTATTTGGTATAGCATGGATTTTACACTCTATTTTAATTTTATGGCAAGTATTTGACTCATTCTATGAGGTCAATAAATGAACCTAATAAGAGCATTTTCTCATCGTGAAACATCGACGTTATCATCACCAAAGCGTTGGCTTTTGGATATGTTTGGTGGGAATATCACTACGTCAGGCGTAAATGTAACAAGTGAACGCGCAATTCAGCACACAGCAGTTTATGACTGTGTAAATATACTTTCCCAATCAATTGCCTCTCTACCTCTTTCAGTGTATAAACGAGAGGTAAAAAAAGACAAACAACTTAATAATAAAGCATTTGAGCACCCACTATACACGATTTTACACGATGAGCCAAACAATGAAATGACATCATATACCTGGCGTGTTGTTGTGATGGTCAACTTGGCACTTCGTGGGAACCACTTCTCTCAGATCATACGAAACAATGCCGGCAAGGTAACAGGAATCTATCCGCTCGATCCTGACAAAATGCAAATAGTTCGTCTTGAAAACAAAGAGCTTCGCTATATGTATCAATCAGATACTTACGGACAAGTACCGCTTTATCCTAGCGAAGTTCTCCATTTTTTAGGTATGACGATGAACGGAATTGTTGGAATGAGCCCGATCGAGTACAACCGTCACACGATTGGTATGTCGATAGCCATGGAAGAATTCGGAGGTACGCTTTTCAAAAACGGTGCTACTCCCAGCGGAGTAGTATCGGGCGAGGGTGTAAAGTCTATGAGTGATACTGCGTTCGAGCGGTTTAAACAAAGTTTTAAAGAGAATTATCAAGGATTGATGAACGCGGGTAAACCGCTGATTCTCGAAGATGGGTTTAAATTTACTCCAATAACTATTTCCAATCGTGATGGTCAGTATTTGGAGAGCCGAAAGTTTACCAAAGCGGATATCGCTTCTATGTATCGTATCCCTCCGCACATGATTAACGAAATGACTTCTGCTACTTTTGGGAATATCGAGCACCAATCTATCCAGTTCGTCACTGATGCTATCCGTCCTTGGGCAGTCAATATCGAGCAAGAGAGCAGACGTAAGCTTTTGTCCGATAGCGAAAAAAGCAATTACTACGTGAAATTCAATCTCGCAGCGCTACTACGCGGAGATACTACCTCCCGTTATACCGCTTACGGAATGGCGATAAAAGACGGGTGGCTGGTTCGAAATGAGGCGCGTGAGATGGAGGATATGAACCCTATCGACGGGCTTGATGATCCGCTGTATCCACTCAACATGGCAAAGGAGGGCGAAAATGCCACGAAGTAAAAAAGAAATCATTGCTCGTATGAACGATATCGGTGTAGTTCACCGTTCATGCGGGCTAGGTGTTTGTCATAGAGTAAAGTCTGACCCTGTGCAAATTGACTTAGAGAATCGGATGATCCCGTTTATCCTCATTAGTAAAAATAACGCTGGAGAGCGCTATGACTGGTGGGAAGATGAAGTTTACATTGAAGAGCTCGACGTTAACGGAGCAAATCTCGATGAACTTAATACATTTTTTAAAGATCATTGCCCAAGTGTAGATAATGCAATCGGTCGAATCGATAATAAGCGCATTGAAGACGGTGAAGCAAAATCAGACGTTTATTTCGGAAGTGACGAAGATGCTCTAAAGGTTTTTCAAAAATACCAAGACCGAGTACTTACAGATGTCAGCATCGGCTATATCGTCAACGACGTAATCATCACTTCACGCCAAGGAGAACCGACACATGTCCTCGTAATTGATTACACGATTGTCGAACTCTCTGCGGTTTGGAAGGGATTTGATCGGGGGGCGACTATCGGGCGTTCATTCGGTGGAAAACGCGGTGAAGCGGAAACGCTTTTAAATACGGATGTACTCCGTAGAAAATTAAATCTAAAAATAAAGGGGAATATCCTATGAATCTTACACAATTACGTGCCTTTTTGGCAGAACTCGACGGTAAAATGCGCTCAATGTTGGCTACCAACCCAAATGGGTTGAGTGAAGCTCAGGCAAAAGAATATGATGACCTTGATAAAAGTTTTGACGAAACACAAGTACAAATTACAGCCGCAGTTTCTCGCGCTGAAAAAGCGGAAAAACGTGAGTTGTATTTAGGATCTGAGCAACGTGCTCCTTTGGTTGGTGGGAACCCATCTGGTATTCAAGCATCAAGTGATGACAAGGGTGAAGCCTATCGTGCAGCGTTTTGGAAAGGTCAAAGCCGTAAGCCGCTTAGTGAAACTGAAACGCGTGCGCTCAATGAAGGAACAGCAGACAAAGGCGGTTATTTAGTGCCTGAAACATTTGCAACAACGATCATCTCAAAGCTTGGCGAAAAATCTCCTATGCGCGCTCTTGCAACGGTTAGTATTTCAACTTCAACTGAAAACATTCCGGTAGAGGGTGATGATGGGGCCAATGGATGGATCGATGAAACCGGTGCATATCCTGAGTCTGATCCTACCATCGGCCAAGTAATCATGAAGGCATACAAAACAGGTCGTATTATCAAAGTAACCGAAGAGTTACTACAAGACAGTTTCTCAAGTATCGAATCTTACATTGCTATGAAGTTCACAAAATCTACGACTAAAGCGGAAGAGTTAGCATTTGTCAGTGGTGATGGTATCGGGAAACCTACTGGATTCCTCGTTAATGCTCAGATCGGTAAAACGGCTGCTTCTGCTACTGCGTTTACTGCGGATGAAATTATCGATGTATGGGGGTCATTGGATGAAGATTTTGCAGCAGATGCTACATGGAAAATGAATCGCAATACTCTTGTAAAACTTATGAAGCTTAAAGACAGTAACGGGGACTATCTTGTCAACAAAGGGCTTAATGGTGCTCCATCAACATTGCTTGGCCGTCCTATTGTACTAAATAAAAATATGCCAGATATTGCCGCTTCTGCAACGCCAATTTCATTCGGTAATATGAGTTACTACTTCATTAAAGATCGTAAATCTATGTCGATGAAACGCATGGATGAGCTTTATGCAACGACTGGCCATGTCGGATTCCGTATCGATAAGCGTGTTGATGGAAAATTAGTGCTTCCTGAAGCGGTAAAAGTTCTTAAAATGGCTGCGGTATAAAGGGTAGATCATGAATGAAATCCTAAAAGTAAAACTGCTCACCGGAAGATCCGGTGACGATGGCAGCCATTCCCCAGGTGAAACGATAGATCTTCCCGCTAAAGAAGCTATCTCCCTGATCCATTCGGAGCAAGCAGTTCCGACAAATAAAAAAGCGTATGAACAGGCTTTAGCCAGTATCGAGCAAACTAATCGTGTAGAGGCTGAAAAAGAGGCTCAGGTAACGGCCATTATTGAAAAAGAATCTTTGACACTGGAGCTGATTGATTTATATCGTCAGGTCGCACGTAAAGAGGCTCAAATTGAGGGAGTTATTCTAACCGATGAAGAGGTAGAAGCGTTTGTTGAAAAATCGATGAACGGTGAAGATCCGTCAGGTGATGAAAATTTTCCCGCGGGAAAACCAAACAATGAAAGCGGTACCGAAAGCGGCGCTGATAAAACTGAGGTATAAACGATGGGATTAGCTCTCAAAACAGCTCCTATATCTGATCCGCTGACGCTTATCGAAGTAAAAGCGCATTTGAATATCCTCAGTAATGATGATGATACTCTAATCTTGTTTTTGATCGGTGTCGCAACGGAGCAGGCGGAAGAGATCACCAATCGTCAGCTTATGCTCGCAACGTATGAAATGACGATGGATATTTTACCGGACCGTTTTGAGATCAAAAAACCACCTCTTCATGCAGTGGATAAAATCGAGTATATCCCTGACGGATCGGATAGCTATGTGCTACTCGATACATCAAAATACATGGTGGATACTACGGTAGAGCCCGGAGTAGTAATTCGTCGCAATGATGCTTCATATCCGTCCATTAGTTGGATGGTGAATGCGGTTCGCGTGACATTTGCGGCGGGATATACGGATTCGGAATCGGTTCCAAAGTCGATTAAGCAATGGATGATGATTCGTATCTCAACACTGTTCGAGCATCGTGAAGAGATTGTGGTAGGGGTATCGGTTACACCGATCCAAAATAACTACAACGATTATCTAATCAGTAAATATCGGGTGATATCACTATGAGATCGGGAAGTATGCGCCATAAAATCGAGTTTGTAACCATCGGTGACGTGCGTGATGAGATGGGCGGTACTTCTGAGGGTGAAACGCATTTCGATGATGCTAGAGCTGAGATAAAACCGATCAGTGGGGGAGAACGCTTTATGAGCAATCAACTCTTCGCTGAGGCAACATCTCAGATCAAATGCCGATTCGTAGCAGGGGTCACTCGAAAGCATAAGATTAAATTTGGTACTCGGACGTTCGATATCCTCGATGTGCAGAACAAAGATGAAAAAAGTGTTGAGTTGTTCATCGTGGTAAAAGAACTCTTGTGAGTGGTGAAATTATTTCAGAACGACAGATACGAGAGCTTATTGAAACGCTTAATGCTCTTCCTGAAAAAATAGAGAAAAATATTATAAGGGCTTCTGTGCGAAGTGGTGCCGCTATTATCCGTGATGCTATACGGGCTAACGCTCCAGTAAAAACGGGAAAATTAAAGAAATCCATCCGAGTAAAGCAGATTTATAATAAAAAAGGGAAAGTTATTTTTAAAGTAACAACTGGGGTAAATAAAAAGTTTAAACAAGCTGGAATAAAAGCCCCCCGTCAGGTTAATTATGCGAAACAGATTGAATTTGGTAATTCTCAAATGGCAGCAAAACCTTTTATTCGCCCAGCGTTTGATGAGGCTGAAAATAAGGTTTTGGATGCTGTCATCGAAAAAATAGAAATGCGGATAAATATTGTTAATAATTCGCAGGGAAAAAGAGGGTTCGAATGATTGCAATAGGTCTTTTCAACATTCTAAAAACCATTCCGCAAGTCAGTGTAAGGGTATTTCCCCTAGTGGCACCACAGGATACTGTTTTGCCCTATATCACGTTTCAGCGGATCAGCAGTTTAGATACAGGAACGATGGACGGAACCGAGAGCCTAGACATGGGGAGGTTTCAGATCAAAGTGTTTGCAAAAACATACAAAGAGTCGGTAATTATCGCCGAAGCGGTAAAAACAGCGATGAGCGGTAAAGGTAATAAAGCCATGCATATGGAAGATTATGAACCCGAAACACTCCTGCATGTTCAGTTGCTCGATTACATCCTATCGGATGATGTGGTCGGAGCCGTTTAAAAGTCAAGTGCAATCAAAAAAAGTTTTATATCAAAAAGATTACTAATTCGTAATCTTTTACGGGTGTGATTTTTTGATGGCATAGAATACAAAATTATTAAAAAAGAGGAGCCTCACATGTCAGCTGCAAAAAATTCACTCGGTACAGTTTTCAGCGTTGAAACTATTGTCGCAGGAACATATATCGCTATCGAAGAGATCATCGACATTCCTGGTATTTTAGGGGATAAGACGGGAAAAATTGACGTAACAAGTATTGATAGCGTTGGGTATAAAGAATATATTAATGATTCGCTGAGAGATGCACCAGAAGTTTCGTTTAAATGTAACTTTACTAATGGAGCTGGTCAACAACGCGTTAAGACACTTGCGGATTCAGGTGCCATTACAGGCTTTAAACTCGTACTTCCTAATAAAGTCACTCCGACAACTGGAACAGGTACAACTATCGTCCGTCAAGGGTATATCTCAGCACGTTCAATCACGTCAGGTAAGGGCGCACAGCTTATGCTTGAGTTTACAGTACAGTTTAGCGGCGCACCTGTAGAAACGGCGGCAAGCTAATGGCTCTCGATAAAAACGCAATTAGCGGCGTAAAAGACCTAAAGTATGGGAAATTAGAGATTCCTGAATGGGGCGGGTTCGCTCACGTTAAAAGTACAAGCGTAATCGAACAAGATCATTTACGCGCGTTATTTTCCATGCTTGGAGAACATAATAAAAAAGGCGACTTTGTTCCATATAAAACGGTTGAGGCTGAAAAGTATGCGTCAGATTTTAAACTCCATACCGTGGGTTATGCATTGTGTGATGAAGATGGAGTAAGACTTTTTAACAATGAAGAGATCGAAACAATTTTATCCAAAAAAGCACCGGAAGTTATCGACCGAATTTTTAATGAATTGGGAAACGTACTAAATCCAAGCTCGACGAAACAAGAAGATTCCGCTTCCGTCTAGCGTTAAAGCTTGGAATGACAGTTGAAAGACTTGAGAGTGAAATGAGCAGTGAAGAGTTTGATCAATGGATTGAATTTTATGCCATTGAACCCTTTGGTAACGAAGAGAAAATGAACGATATGAGACACGCTTCACTTTGTTCTTTATCAGTAAGCATAGCGGGGTCAGATTCAAGCCCTACCGATTTTATGATGTACAAAGAAAAAGATTACGAAGAAGAAGAGAATAGCGGATGGGAAGCAAAACTCATTAAGGCTATGACAACAATATAAAGGCGAAGCGTGGCACTTGGAGCACTCGATATTATCATTGCCGCTGATACTGCACAACTCCGAAAGGGGATGGATACTGCTGTAGGGATCATGCAATCATCGACGAAGACGATGGAAAATGTTGCTAAGACTGCTGCTACTGCAATTGCCGGATATTTTACATTTAGTGCTATTAAAGATTCTGTAACCTACACGCTTGACCTCGCAGATTCACTCGGTAAATTGAATCAAAAAGTTGGTATATCAGTAGATTTACTCTACTCGATGCAAGCTCAGGCGAAACTCTCCGATGTTGAATTTAAAACTCTTGAAAAATCCCTTCTTAAATTCAATAAAGGGCTAGGAACTGCTTCAATGGGAGGCGGTGATACTACTAATGCTCTTAAAAACCTTAATATTGAACTCAAGGATTCATCAGGGTATTTAAAAACGTCTGATCAGTATTTGTTTGAGGTAGCAGATCGCTTCAAAGGTATGCCTGACGGTATATCTAAATCAACACTTGCAATGCAGTTATTTGGCAAATCAGGCGCTGATATGATCCCACTTTTAAATGGTGGCAGTGAGGCCATGAAAGAGTTTAGCGGAATTATGGATGTTAATACCGCTAAAGCCGCTGAGCGTCTAAATGATAGCTTTACGCGCATGGGGTTAGCCTTTGAAGGGAATAAAACCCAAATACTAACTGGGATGCTACCTGCTATAGAATCTCTATCTTCAACAATGGAAGATTTTGCAAAATGGACAACTGCAAACAAAGATAATATTGCATCTTTTACAGATCGTGCCGGTACTGACTTAACAGCCCTTGGATTGGTTGGGAGTGACGCATTTAATTTAATATCTGATACGTCAGGGGATATGTTAAAAATAATCACATCAGTATTTAACGAAATACCAAATCTTATCGGCGAATCTTCAAATGATGCAATTAATAACTTTGGATTTTTTGAGTATTTTATTTTAGGATTAAGCACCGCAACAAATGGAATAGGTCAATTTGTAGCCAATGCAAAAATGGCATACGCAACAGTAGCAGAATATCAAGCTAAATATGGGTCAGTAGGTGGATTGATTACCAATGGTGGAGGTCGTGCCGCATCTGCTAGACTAGATTACGCATACGCCAAAGCAGATGCAGATGAAGCCACAAAAAATGTAGTTGATACGTACAATACGCTTCTTGGATTAAAAAAGCAGTTTATAGCAAAATCAAATAATATTACTACCCCACCTCCTACTAATTCCGATTTAGTAGATTATAAAGCTCAAGCATCGGCAAGTAAAGCAAAAGCAAAAAGAGAATTAGCTGAACAAGAAAAATATGCAAAAGAAATATTTGCATTAGATCAAAAAAATCTAGGTGAGCGCGAGAATCTTTGGATTAAAAAATTTGAGGATGATTTAAAATCTCAAAAACAATATAAAGATGATATTTTTCAATTAACTGCTACAGATTACGAAAAAACACTTAAAACTATTGAAGATAAATCCCAACTATATAGAGATGGTGGACGTACTGAAATAGAGATTGCTAATTTCGTATCACTTGCAAAAGGTGATATTCTTGAAAAAGAATGGGCTAAGTATCAAAAAGAAATGGATGATTTAGATACTCAAGCAAAAACACATACTAAAGAGTTTATTTCACTCAGTGAAGAAATTAGCAAAATAGATATTGGTGGGGCGATGTCATTCACCCCTACTGGTGATACCGGGATAGACCGTTTCGCTTCAATGCTGACAAGTATGGGACAAATCAATGATATGTATCTTAAGCAAGCAGAAATCGAAAAACAGATTAATTTAGAACGTCAAAAAATTGATGAAGATACTAAATTAAGTATGGGAAAAAAGATCCAACTCAATGAAGAATTAAATAAAAAGCAAAACGATTTACACGCGAATTCATTACGTAATGAAATGGCGTCAGCGGCGCATACAATCGCATTATCAAAGAATGTATTTAAAGAAAAATCAACAGTATATAAAACTCTTAGCACAATAGAAAAAGCTTTAAATATTGCATCATTAGCGATGGAAGCTCAAAAGCAAATAGCCATTTTAATGACTTCTGCAACAACCGTCACCGCTTCAGGTATAGCAGTAGCCGCGAATACAACTGAAGCCGTTTCTAGTGCTGTTGTAGGTGTTGCGAATCAAGCGAAAGGCGACCCATACACTGCATTCCCGCGTATCGCTGCAATGATAGGGTTGATGGGGGCAGTTTTAGCAATCGGGGGGATTGCATTCGGTGGAGGAAGTAGCGCATCAGTATCAGCCCCACCACCAGATGCATCAATGGGCACAGTTCTAGGCAGTGGAGCATACGGACAATCTGAAAGCACAACTGCAATCACCGATCTTTTAAGCTCAATTCACGTATCTGAATACTCACAGCTCAGGGATATTAATCGCGCTGTTACTTCAATGTCTCAAAATATTTCAAGTGCAATTACGAACATATTTAGGGCAGGAACATTTGATACAAGTGGGGTAAAGCTCATAACAGTAGAAAATGGCATTACTTCATCAATGGCCAAAGTAGATTCATTCTTTAGCAAGTTATCAGGTGGGAATATTGGATTTGATCCTATAACAAGCTTTGCCAATGGACTCCTTGCTTCAATAGGACTTGGCGGAAGCTCAAAGCAATATATAGCAGGGAGCGGATTTGGAATTTCAAGCGGTACGCTAGGAAGTAAACAAGATGCTTCAACCCTTGGAGCGTATAAATATTTAGACGTCGAAACAGCATCAAAGAACTTTTGGGGCTCTGCTTCATACTCTCACAATATCACTAATACCGCACTAGATAGCGCATCATCTCAATCAATAGCTCTGATTTATAAATCATTCAACGATACGATGATGAGCATTAATAAAGGGCTTGATGCAAATCTAAGTAGTGCCATTTCAGGATACCAATTTAATGCTATAAGCCTTAATCTAAATGGATTAAGCAGTGATGATGCTATTAAAAAGCTAAACGACACATTCTCGGCTCTTGGTGACACCATGGCGAATGATGTATTCGGCTCAATTCTCGACCAATACCAAAAGCTCGGCGAGGGTATGCTCGAAACAGCAGTGCGCGTCATCACTGAAAAAGAAGTTTTATTACAAGACCTCGCAAACGTGAATAAAACAATTACTGGCGACGTTATCAGCATTACTCAAAGCCTTGTAGACCTATCAGGCGGATTGACTAAATTTAGCGATGCAAACTCCTCTTATTTTGACAATTATTTTACTGATGCGGAAAAATCAGCTACGTATCAAAAGAACCTTTCCGCTGTTTACTCTTCCATGAATTTAGCTATGCCGTCCACTGTAACTGGATTTCGTGCGTTAGTCGATAGCCTTGACTTAAACACTCTTAGCGGTCGCGAAACATACACATCATTAATGAATATCGCAGATGCTCAAAAGACTTATATAGACAGCTTGAAAGAGCTTAGCAAGATTTCACTGGCGAACGATATGCTCCTTCCAAAAGTATCAAGTGTCGCAACAAATGACGGTACAGCAATCAATAATCAACTCTTAGTTCAAGTTGTAAAAACCCTCAAATCAATACGAGACAACGCACTTTATAATATCTCAAATCCAGTGGGGGCATTTTAATGAAAGTCCTGATCCCTGATACTTTTACTCTTGTATCCTCAACCGTTCCGATTAACGAAGCTCCAATATTTATCAATAAAATTTATTCCATTGGAAATAAAGTAACTTTTAATTCAGGGGTATACGAACGACTTACAAATATCGATACATTCGTACCATTCGATAGTAAAAAAATCTATCAAAATGGGGACACTGCATCATTCAGTTCATTAAATTATATTTGTAATAATTACATAGCTTTTAATGATCCAAGCATTGATACATCGAGATGGTCGTCAGTTTCTATAACTGCTTACGCATACTCACACTTGTATTCGGTTGGTAATGTAGTATCAAAAGATAATAGGAACTATTTGTGTTTGACGGCGCACACTTCCCCCGCTACTGATACGATACTACCGTGGGTTTCAGGTAAAGCATCATCATATTACACTGGCGGTATGTGTTCATATAATGGACAATATTATCAAATAAAATTAGCTTTTACAGCCGGATCTTGGGGTTCAATTATTATTCCAAGTACATATATCTATTCATCTTGGAATATTATTACAGCAACAATGATACTGCCTACAAATTCCACATATTGGGCAGACATCACAGATCATGCTTTCTTAGATACTACATTATACACATCAGGAACTGTCTTAAATTATCTAGGAAATGTTTATAAATGTATCCTAGATAGTGCGATGCCTACTCCAAATACAGATACTACTCGATGGATGATTTCAGCTTCAACTCTTCCAACTAATACAACCGATTGGAAACTCATAGAAACGACCAATAGATATAAAATGTTTGACCAGTATTTTAAAACAATGACAACCTATAACGGGAATATCGAAGTAACACTGACAGATATAAATTTCAATGCTATTTATTTGGGAAATATTTTTGCTGATTCAGTATTAATCGAAGTAATAAATAATGATACCTCATTAACGATTGAAACTAAAGATATTGATTTAACAGTTGACTGTGTAGATATTTTTGATTATTTTTTTGGGGACTGGATGGATTATCGCAACCCTACTGTCAAATATGAGAGAACATCAGTTTTTAATAATGTATCGGCTCGAATTACATTTAGAGGCGATTTTGTACAAGTCGGAATTTTTGTAATAGGAAAATCTTATTTTATCGGATCAGAGGCGTGGGGTGTAAAAATCGAAGCCCTTGATTTCTCAACAGTTACGGAAGATACAGAAACCGGAGAAGTTTATTTACAAGAAGGTGCAGAATTAAAAGTTAAATCGATTGATTTATGGGTCGATACGACAGCTCTTAAAACTATTGATAATGTGCTCCAACGCGCCAAAGGAAAACCCGCTGTTTATATGTCACAAAATGAAAACGTAGATACATACGGATTTATCAGAAAAAAAGAGGAGACATTAAAAATGCCTACAAAATCACTCATATCTATTGACGTAAGGGAATTACTATAATGCAAATATTGCCAACACTTTCAAACTTTCATGTTGCACCTGACCTTTCAAGTGCGCTTACGCTAAAGCAAAGGCTAACTGATACTGTCGGGGATATTGTCAGTTTTGTGCCTCAGATGCAAGCTATAATCGTTGCACAAAATATTTTATCTACTGAGATACACAATGAAGCTGTTATAGCATCTGCACAAGCCTCTATCGCCACCACAAAAGCAGTCGAAGCCGCGCAATCAGCTCTAAACGCAACTAACAACGGTGCTGCACAAACTGCCCTCGCAACAATCCAAGCCGCCAATGCCGCCGCATCTTCAAACTTCCAAGGGTCGCATACAGGACAGCTTACGGTTGTCGGTCAGTCGTGGGCGTATGCGGGGAGGATTTATCGTGTTTTGGTGGCGGGCACTGCGAGTCCTGTTGTGACTCCTGCAAACTGGATCGAGGTAAAACTCACTACGTCGGTCACGGCTACTACCATCGGAACTATCGGGGCTTATGGTTTTGGGGTTGGGATTGCTCCTGAGACTTTGGTTTCTTCATTCGGACTTTTGAAGATGGCGGGATATGATGATTATATGTCGGATAACTACGGAAACTACATGGACGCTACGGGTTCGGTAATGGTTTTTATCCCAAAATTCTATACCAAAATAACCAATGACATCACATCACCATACAACGGTACAAAAGTGGAAGTGTCCGATACTCCTCAAGCGGGATTCGTCATTCATCGTGCGTTTGTAAACAATGGGGCTATCCAAGACGGGTTCTTTTTTGACAAATATCCTTGTGGAAAAGTAAACTCTAAATTTGTCAGTAAGCGCAATATTGATCCGGCTTCAACAGCTTCCAATAAAAATCCAATTCTTGGGATTACAGGAGTAACAGCCAATACGTATGACAAAGTTTTCCAAGCGGTAAAATCACGCGGGGCTAACTATGCTGTTCCTACGATGTTTATGTACAACGCGCTCGCCTTGCTCTCTCTCGCACATGCTCAGTCTGCTACGGTATCAACTGCACAATGGATGGACGTTGCTCCCTATGCTCCAAAGGGGTGCAACAATAATGCCCTTAAAGACGTAAACGATGCAACGGTTGTCTATGTCACTGCCGGTAATGCTACTTATCCAACTGCACCTCTTAATGCTTCATGCTCAGACAGTGTTTTTGCGAAGATTACACATAATGGGCAACGATGTGGAATCGCTGATCTAAATGGAAATATGTGGGAAATTGCAAGCGGGTTTATTCAAAGCACAGCAGATACTTTCCATATTTTAAAAGAGTCTATTGATATAAAAACCCTGACAGGTCTTGTCGTGGGGGATGCGACAGATAACTGGAATATTACAAACTATGATCCTCTTACGTTACCGTTTGTCCCTGATGAAACACAAACAACTTTTGGAAGCGGGACATCTGCTGTATTTAGCGGAAGTGTCGATACAGCAAGCAACGATTACCGACTTGATATGTGCGGAGTTCCACTCTCTATGGGCGGTTCTCCTGCCCGTTTTGGTGGTGACGCTCTCTACAAATACTCAGCTGCTTCCATGTGTCCTGTCGTCGGCGGGAGTTGGGGCGATTCTTCGCTTGCGGGTGTGTGGGCTCGCCTTTGGCTCTATGTTCGGTCGGATTCGAGCGGCTCTGTGGGCGGTCGCGCCTGTCTCTTGGGAGCATGATATGACGCACGATAGTGTGGCGTATAGGTTTCCTGAGGGTAACTTTTATCGGAAGATGGTGATGTTTCTCAAACAGCTTAATCTCTATTTGAACCATTTTCCTAGCCATGAAAAATTTGGATTGGCTTTAGGCATCCGAAACGATGCATACATAATATTTGATCTTATGGTCGAGGGTCAAAAGCGGTATTACAAAAAAACATCCTTGACTGAACTGGATGTCGCAGTAGAGCGATTACGAATGAAACTCTTGCTTGCGTATGAGTTGGGATATTTTAGTCATAAGACTAAAACAGATACCGTCGTAACGTGTGCGATGCTCTCTGAAAAACGGTATGGAGTGCTAAGCCTACAGCTCGATGAGATAGGGCGTATCGTAGGTGGGTGGATCAAGAAGGTCAAGGAAGAATTAAAATGGTAAATCGAAGGGTGCTATCTTATATGTTAAGTGTCCTATCGTCGGCGGGAATTGGAACAATTCTTCGCTTGCGGGTGTGTGGGCTCGCAATTGGAACAATGTTCGGTCGAATTCGAACAACAATGTGGGCGGTCGCGACTATGATCTTTTCTGTGAATCGTAGGATACGAATGAGAGATGATAGGGAGATAGCATCCCTGCATAGCAAAAATATTATCCAATCCCTCAACTGTGGTAGTGCAAACGAAGCTTTTAGGGGGAATATATGAAACGTATCGGCAATCTATTCGACCATTGTTTTAGCGAAGATAATCTCTATATGGCTTACATCGATGCTCGAAAAGGGAAACGGGCTAAAAAATCCGTTATTGAATTCGAGAAATCATTAGGCTCAAATATTGAGTATCTTCGCCAAAGCATTGCAAACTCCACGTATTGCCCTAAGCCTTATACAAAATTTATCGTATATGAACCAAAAGAACGAATCATTTATGCGCCTCATTTTAGTGATGTAGTCGTACAGCATGCTATCTATCGAGTGATTTATCCTATCTATGATGCAACGTTCATCCGGCAGTCACATGGATGCCGTAAAAACCACGGGACACATAGTGCCAGTGCTTATACCCAATGGGCATTACGTCAGTGTGATGACGATGAATATCTGCTCCAACTGGATATACGCAAGTTTTTTTACAGCATTGACCGAAATATTCTAGGAACCTTGATCGAAAAGAAGATCAAAGATCAGCGGCTATTAGCAATGATGAAAATGTTTATGTGCATGGAGGACAGTGAAGTAGGAATACCCATTGGTAATCTGCTCTCTCAGCTCTATGCACTGATCTATCTTAACCCTGTTGACCATTTTATCAAACGGGATATTGGATGCAAGCTGTATGTGCGTTATGTAGATGATTTTATCCTCTTTGGACTAAGTCTCGAAGAGGCAAGGGCTATCAAGGTTCTTATCGAGAGCTTTATCAAAAAAGAGCTCAATTTGGAATTTTCAAAAAGCACGATCCAAAAGATAAGAAAAGGAACTAACTTTGTTGGGTTTCGTACTTTTAAAGGATTGAAACTCGTTAGAAAACGAAGTATGTACAACTTTCGAAAAGCATTTAAAAACAATAAAACGGAGGCACTGGCAAGCATGATGGGACACGCAAAGGGAACACAAACAATGAAATATTACACATCAATAATGGAGAAGAGCAATGGTTAAATATTATACGGTCACAACGGGTGTGAAAAATGAAATCGTACAAAGCGTCAATCATCATCGATTTAATAACGGTGAGATTGTCAATGTTGCTGATAATGTTATTCGTATTGAAGCCGATGAGGCGTTAATCGCTGAATGGTTGGGGGTACAGAACTGTGATCCTGTTGAGTATCCAACTTATGAGCAAGAAAACTATAGCGCGTTGAGACAAGCGGGGTATCTACCAATATCAGAGTATATCGACGCTAAAACAAAACAAGCATCTTCTGACCCTATCATATATAAAGCAGGGGTATATCAAGAAGAAAATTATCATGCTCATAATTTAGCAGTAAAAATGGAATATCCGAAATGAAAGCCTTAATATTAGCCGTTCTACTAGTTATAAGCGCTATAGCGTTTGAGCAGGATAAAGTAAAACACTTTGCAGGTTCTATAGCTATTGCAAGCCTAGGAAGTGGATTAGCTAAACACTATGGATCAAGCCCAGTAGAAGCTTGGTTTATTGGGTTTGGTACATCTATTATCGTAGGTATCGCCAAAGAGCGTATAGATGGAAGTGGATATGGCAGTGAGGACATCCATGATGTCTACGCAGATACATTAGGTGCCTCCATAGGAGCAACCTTATTCTCATTGGAGTTTTGAAATGAAAAAAGTAATGTTGGCTGTAATGTTAATGATGATGGTAGTAATGAGTGGGTGTACACCCGCAACGGTTGATTTTATAGAGTCAATGCAAGTTGATGGACAGCATGAGAAAGCATTGGAGTTCTTGGGTGATGAGAAGGGTACGCTTGTTTATAAGGCAACTCCTAAAGCTAAAGAGTGCCTACGAGCAAAGATGGTAGAGCGTGGGTATTATCTTGTACAGGATGATATTGATTGTTTTGATAATGAGGTACGGTGATGGACTGGCAATGGATAGCGAATGGTTCTTTTGTAATTTTAGGTATTGTGGGTACTGCACTTTATAACTCACTCAAAAATAATATGGATAACTCATTCAAGTCAGTTAATGAAAGTATCCATGAAATAGAGCTTGATGCTTCAAAGTTGACAGAAAAAGTTCAAGCAGTTGAACTTTTAGTAGCTGGAAACTATGTAATGAAATCTGAATTTGAAGCAAAGATGGATGCAATGTTTAAAAAGCTTGACAAGATTTTTGACAAACTAGATGGGAAGGCAGATAAATAATGGAAGAATATAAAGATATTAACCGTGATCAGTTTCCAGCTTGGCAGGGGTGGAAGATTATCGATGACTATAAAAGACTTAATGCAGATGCTCATGTGATGGTGACTCTTTGTGAAAACAATGGACAGCTTCAAGAGCTTGTGGCCCAATTTTATGAAGGAGGTAAAGAATGAAAGAGTTTAAGCGTATGTGGTTTGTAATGGTTATGACAATTATATTAGTGAGTATATTCATCAGTGGGGTTTATGAGAATTTCCCTCCCGTTATTCAACTCGTATTATCAAAGTTTTTGCTTGTAACAGCAGGGGTGATTGTAGCGCATGTTTTGCGTAAATTTTTGTTTCCAAAAATCGACTGGGGCAATGATAACAACTGGCAGCTTACTATTGCTGTCGTTGCTTTTTATCTGATTATTATCTACTGCTTTGCAATGGGCGGATGATATGAAATTTATTGTGCTTCTTTTCGTATCGATGACACTATATGCAGGATCGATGCAGCGGTGTCAATCGTATGTTCAAGAAGTGCGTAAGGCTCATTTCTTACAGTTTGGCATTGACTACCCGTACCAGTACGGGCTAGGGCAACTCGTCCAAGAGTCTGGATGTCGTAATATTATCTCATATGATGGGGTAGGATCAGAGGGACTTCCTCAAATAACCTACCGCCTTTGGCAAAAATCTCTTAAGGCTAAAGGTGTCGATAGCATCAAGGCTATATCAAATCAACTCAAAGCTCAAGCAATAATCATGAAGTCAGTCTACCAACCCAAATACGGTTTATGGGTAACGTACCAGGTGTACAACGGTGGGGGATTGGTTCTAAAAGAGATCAAGCGTGCTGGAGCTGAGGATTGGGAAAAAGCAAAGGCAAACTGCAAACGTGGTCAGAGTTGCTTTACATACCCATCAGGTAAAAAAGAGTGTGTCTCGAACTGCGAGATCAACTATGATTATTCAACCCAAGTTTATAAATATGGAGAAAAATATGCAGCTATCAGAAGTAGCCAATATCGGTATTGGTAAAGTCCTTATTTGGGTAATCGTTTTTTTAGTTGGGGTTTTAATCGCACTTGGATTTTACACGTTAACCGTGTCTGGAGAGCGAAACGTTCTTAAAGAAACCGTCAAGACGAAAGACGCTGAAACCCAACGCCAAAAGGATAACGTAGCTTTTTATAAGGCATGGATGGAGCGGGACAAATTGGACGCTATAGCTAAAGAAGTAGATTTCAATCGAACGATGGCAGCAAAGCCGGCATTCAAAACAAAGATCGAATATGTTGCAACTGGGAACAATTGCGTGGATCTTAATGCAATCGCAGAAGCTGCACGTACAAATTCCGAAGGGAGTGGGTTATGAAAGCGAAACCAGTCAAATTGATAAACGGGCAATGGGTAGAAGTTCCAAAAGAGGAAGGAACGCATGTTCATTTAAAATTTCCATTAGAGTTTTTCATGTTTCAAAACCGATATATTCCTTACCAACTAAGCGGAAGCCATGAGGGTACAGGTAATTGGTCATGGAATGGGGATGCTGAAAGCCCTACACTTATACCAAGCATACTAACTCAATTTACGTATGGGGAAGAACAAATCCAACATCGATGTCATTCTTTTGTGAATGATGGAACTATTCAATTTTTAAGTGACTGCTCACACGAATTAGTGGGGCAGACGTGTAATCTATTAGAGGTGGAAGTATGAAAACAAGTTATTTAATGGTATTAACAGTAGTTTTAATATTCTTAGGTTGTGCCAGTAAAGAAGTGGTCCCAACTGAACCAATTACAATCACAAAAAAATGTGAAACCAAAAAGCCTAAATGCCAAGAGCTTACCCCCGAAATTGGCGATATCGTCCAGTGGACTAAAGCAAGGTTAGAAAACTATCCAAAGCTAGAGAGTTGTCTTTATGATTTTGAAGCGGCGTTGGATAGGTGTTTATAATCTATATGTGAGTTTTGCTTGAATAAAATGTATCTCTTGCATTACTTCATCTCGAACCATATTTATTGAAGCAAATAAGCACATCTCTTTTATATATTTTTGCAATGATGTTTTAGGAATTTCAATTTCATCGATTTGATTAAAAGCTTCCCCCATTTTAATTAAAGCTTTATCGGCCTGATCAAAACTAGGGGGCTTTAATGATAAATTTTTTATAAATACTCCTTAAATGAACAATTATACCATAGGTATGAGATCATGATTTAATTATAAATCGTAGTGACAAATTAGTGTCAATAATCATACAGAAACATGGGGATTCTGTCACTGATATTTTCTAATTACCGTGTATGCGTGTAATAAAGAACACGGCTTATGTTATTAGTAGCGGTACAATTATAATTTTGTACCGTTTTTGTACCGTTTTTTATAAGACAATTACTAGCTAATCAATACAACTTGTTTGCGAAAGTGCCGTACTGTATTTAAACATTACACGATTAAGTATAATATTTACCTTATTAGATAAATTAATTTTAATGAAATGTTCCGTCTCTATCGGGCTTAGATTCTAGTTTGTACCGCTTTTGTACCGTTTATTCAAGAACCCTATTACCATCTTTTCTTTTTTTGGCATATAGTGAGTGTAAATTTGTAGGGTAATGTTTAGATTTTCATGTCCTAACATATTTGAAACCCATAATGGATCAATCCCATTATTCAGCATCATACTTGCGAACGTATGGCGCGTATTATGCAAGTTTCTAGCCTCTATCTTTAGATTCTTTAGAACCCTTTGATAAAAACCGTAAAAGTGCTTGTTGTGACCGTAAAAAGAATTTTTGTCCATAAACACGAACTCATTTTTCAACCCAGTTAATAGCTGTTGAGCTTTCAAATACTTTCGTGCTTCATCAAGCATCTCAATATCTCTCACACTTGAATGAGTTTTTGCGGTGTTTATCACTCCGCTTGCTATTGTATTGCTGATCGAAATGGTGTCATTATCAAAATCTACATCATCCCAACGTAACGCCAATAATTCACCTGATCTCATACCAGTAAAGAATGAAATACCTAAGAAATTTCTAATGCTTCCCTCGGTATTTTTGATAATCAAATCAATCTCATCAAGAGTAAACGGTTTTGGCTTCTCTTTGGTTATTTTCATCTTTGGCATGCTCACCATTTTTACCGGATTAACGGTTGTGTACTCTCGTATGATCGCAATGTCAAATAACTCTTTTATTAATACTCTCGCCATAGCTATTGATTGACGTTTAAGCCCTCTTTTAACCAAGGAATCTTGAAACATCTTAATATCTATCGGCTTTATATCACTCACAAATTTATTTTTGAAATAAGGTATAATACTCGTTGAGCAAGCAGTTCTATACGATAAGATGGAATTATGCTTTAATGAGCTTTCTTTGCCACTCATAACCTCTTCTAAGAGCGTGGTTACGAGTGGTGCTTCTATACTTATAAAGCTTAAATCTTCCGCAAGACTTCCACTTTTAAATTTTCCAATAATGATATTTTTGTTTACAACGGAATACTTAAGTTTCGATGATTTAAACTTGTCACCGAACCCGAAATACAAAATACCACTTCTATTTTTAAAACGTAACTTTTGCATTGGCTGTTCCTGTTAAGAGTTCATTTCGGAACTCGATAACAGCACTTTCGACAAACACTAACATTCTACCGTTTTTACGATAGAAATGTTTTCCTTCTTTTAGAAGTCCATTTGAAATATAGTTACCTATTGTCCCTTCACTTTTTTCTAAAAATTTTGCTACGTCTTTTTTTGTGGTGATGGGAGGCATCATTTTTTTCATAAATGCATGCATCTCTTCAACTTGCTTTAACAGACCAGGGATGAGTGCTAAGTTTTTAAAATCTTCAGGATCCATTTTTTATCTCCTCATACTTCTCACAATCTTTCGACGTCCCGGCAACCATTACGCTTACCGGCATACACTTACAGACTGTCCAGTTTGCGTTACTTGCTTCGGCATTAAAATTCACGCAACTTTTGCACTTTTCAAATTTGTCTTTAGCCATTTGTTGCCTCCTCTTTGCTAATCAATTCAAACTCGATCACCCAAACAAATCGGTTATCAAAAGAGTTCTTACCATTGATGGATTCCCAAAGTGTTCCAAATGACTCTTCGGGTCTAAAGTCATATTCAAACTCAAATTTTCCCGTACTGTAATCTTTCCAAAGCCACCATTCGTTTCCTGCACTAAAATCACGGGAGATACCCTCCGCTAGCGCATCGCCATAGCTGATCTCATTCAACCGCTCAACCCAAATATCAATTACCCGGATGAATGTACGAGCCATTTCACAGATACATCCGTTTGGGATGCCTTGCTCTTTTTCAATCCATTTTGGAAGCTTTTTAAATCGCTCAGGAACTCTCATGGTTTTTAGTGTAGTATCTGACAAATGCCTATAAGCCATCAAAAAACCTACATTAGCTAAAGTATGATGCTCAACTCTTACCGGCTCGCGAACCCAAATGACTTCTCCGATTTTATAGGGGGCTTTCCATTTTATAAATTCTTTTACATAAGGCTTTCCATCGGTGCCTACACCCCAGTTTGCTCCACTGCATATCCAATGACCAACATCATCTACTCTTGGATCACCTTTTATGATCCGTCGTGTCTGCGTCTTAACCCCTTGCTGTGTTGCTAATGCCATAGGTGCGTTCATGGGGATGTTATTCATGCATGATCCTTTTGTCGCATAGAAGCTATCATTTCAGGTTTATACCAATATTTGTAATGATGATATTCCTCTAAAAAAATGCAACGTTCTACTCTTGCTTTTTCACGTAAAATCGATAGATAGAAATCATCATTTGTTTTGCATTTTTTGCATATCTCATAGAATCGCTGACGAAAACGAGAATTTCTTCTAAGCCGAAGCAAAATCATTATCGCCGGCTTTAAAGCTATATTTTGCAATTTCATGCCGCTCTCCCCATCTCATCTTCTTTTTTCAACCTAAACGCTCTCAACTTCCCATTTACATTCTCACCACTCTCGCGAGCCAAAAGCCCCATAAGATGACCTCCAACTGCTGTGCCGTCCAGTGCGGTTTTATCATCCACTATTTCGTTTTCAAACCGAAACGCATCGATATCGGCGCGCTTGATTGTCGTGTGCTTCGTGCTGATTTTTTCATGGAACAAATACACTGCTTCGATAAGAGTCACTGCATCTATTTTTAGTTTTTGTTTCGAAAAATGGTCGATAGCATCACGCCAAATCTTATCTCCGATCATTAAGGCATCGAGATATCGTTTGTGGCGTTTTGCATCGATGATCTTGATATATGTTGATAATCCTGAAATTCTGCTCCCATTCAATCTTAGTTTGGAAATATCATAAACCTCTCCTGTCCCACTTTGACGAATGCTGAATTTAGTGCATTTTTCTTTTAGAGTTAGGATGGGGGGAGTAGTCTCGTCTTGATCATACTCTTCTAAGATCACCCCGATGATATTAATCACGATGATGGTTCGTTCGATTTCTGTGAGTTTCATTTCATATTCTCCCAAACTTTATTAAGTTTATTTTTGTAATACTGCATGGCTTCTTGATATTCCATTCGTGGCGGAATTCGCGCGCTTATGCTTTGTTGCATGCGACTCATTGACTGTGTAAAATCAAGGTTTTGTCGCTTCAAAAAGATATGTTCGCCGTGAGTTAATTTAGACATTGCCAACATCCTTTAAGTTCGGGTACCAAATTCCGCACTGGTGAATGCTTCTACATGTTTTATATCCATCTCTTACACCAAAATGCACACATCCATCGCACGTTTCATAGATTTTAGTATCTTTCAATTCCGCGTTTTCGGCTTCAAGAGAATTGATACGTTGTTGCAGTGCTTCGAGTTCCGAGATTGCCTCTTTAACTTCAGTATGATCTACGTCAAGACATTCTTTTATTAATTTCAATGCTTTCATTAATTATCCTTTTTGATTGTCTCACAGTGAACCCGTCGGCGTGCGGAATGGTTAGACGGGTTTAGTATGGGGCAGGGGGTGGTTTGGGTGGATTGTTTTAGTGGGAGGTTATGCGGGGAGAACCCGCGATAATTAGGATTGTTGTTTTTTCATATCTTCAATGATTAGGTCTCTAACTTCGCTTATCTTTGGGATAGTTTTTTGTCTTATATACCCAGTATAGTCAGCTACTATTGTATCAAACAAATAACTAGTTGACCGAGCAATTTCATGTAATTTTTCCAAAGTTTCATCATCTATAGATTTCTCATGGAAACCAAAGTCGCGCTCTGCATATTCACGATATATATTTCGGACTCCGGCTCTACTTTCAGGAGTATCCATTACAACAATTTTGGATTGAGGTAATGGAGCTCTTCTACGAAGTGCGTTATTAATTGCATTGGAACTACCAATATCCAAAAGATCAATATCTACTGGATGAATTTTAATCGGAGTAAAACTTTTCATCTTATTGCCTTTGATTTTCTCTAATCAACACCATATTATACTACGCCGCTTCCTCAAATATCGGTACAGTTTTGAACGGTGCGTTTTGATTCGCTCGGATGATTGCTTCCGCAGCGGGAGGGCAAACACTGTTTCCTACCATTCGCACCTGAGCTGTGCCGGTGATCGGTTTATGATCTACGGTTCGGTCGATGATGTAGTCCGGACGGAAGCCCTGCGCGTTGTAAAGCTCACGCGGTTTGAGCATACGGAGGCTAATATCTACGATTTGACACCGTAGCCCTTTTATCGTTACGATCCCCATACGCTCATCATCGCTCAGGTCATCACCGCAATAGGTTTGGATGAACTCACGAACGGAGATGATCCGCTCCATCGTTTCACTATCCCACATCGCACCCGTGACGGAATCGAGTACGATATCCACTTTCGCAAATCGGTCTTTTGTAGTAACTGTCCGTAATGGATCGTCCATCGATGATCCGATATCTTCAGCGTTGCCATAGAAAGAGTTGAGATAGCTCGTGACTAATCCCTGGTGCGTTCCTGCTGCGGTGATAGTATGTACCGGATCACTCATCGGGTAACCGTAATTTGTTCCTCTGAATTTGACAGCGTGTGAAACACATAGCGCGGCTTTACCGTTGCCCTGAGTCGTGATCGTTCCGATAGGATCGTTCATGCTACTACCGATAGAGCTTTTAAAGTCTCGGACGATATGAGGGAGTTGAACCATATTATTTTCAACCAATGCGTGACGGTTTTCAGTAACGATAGTTGTCAGTGGCACTTCGGGTGACCATGATGCGCTTTTGGAGCTTCCGTTATCGATTCCGATCAGTACCGGAGAGATTAACGAATGTCTCATCCCCCCACTTGTAATCGTTGATAATGGTTTGTCGAGTGTCGCTCCTCTGCCGTCCGCTTCTCCGTTGCGTTCACCGAAATAGGTGCTGACGAATGGGGCGAGTTTTGCGGTTGATAGAGCGTTATGATCCGCAGTTGTTACGGTCGGTAGTGGGTCGTTGATAGAGCTTCCAACTACACCTTTGTAATATTTTACAATCCACGATTGATCGACGGTGTACGGATCGGGATTTTTAAATACGAATTTATTCAACCCTTTACCGATACGACGTAATGAAGTATCTTTTAGCGGTCGTTTGATACGAAGCTTTTTTGCTTTGATCTCTTCAGTACGCATAAAAATTGAATTACCAGGTATCGACCAGTCGATGATCTCCGCTGCCGTTCGGAACGGTTTGCGTTTACCGCTTTTCACTTCCAATCTTTTTGGATCACCGTGTGTCGGTTTAGGCCATACGATTTCTTTACCATCGCATCGTGCTACCATAAAGAGGCGTTTGCGTATCGTCGGTGCTCCGTATTCGTGCGCCTTTACCTCTCGCCACTCTACGTCATAACCAAGCTTTTCTAGATCAGCGACAAAGCGTTTAAACGTCTCGCCTTTACGGATAGGGCATGGTTGCCCGTCATCGAGTACTGGCCCCCAACTCAGGAACTCTTCGACGTTTTCCAAATAGATCTGTTTCGGCTTTCTGAGTCTCGCCCATTTAACAACGATCCACGCGAGTGATCTGAGCTGTTTACATACCGGCTTCGATCCGCGTGCTTTTGAGAAGTGGGTACATGCCGGCGAAGCCCAAAGCAGCCCGACTGGATATTCAGGGAAGATAGTTTTAGGATCAACCTCGAAAACGTCTGCAGTGAAGTGCATAGTATCGTGATGGTTCATCGTATGCATAGATATCGCTTCTGGGTCATGGTTAACTGCGACATCCGGATCACGACCGAGCGCGGCACGTATCCCCTCCGATGCTCCACCACCACCTGCGAATAGATCGATGATGAGTCCAAACTTAGGATCGAAATGATTTAGCATGTCAGCCATG